TGGCAGGCCCTCGGTAACTATTCAGCGTCAGGATGGGCATTAGGTTCGGGCTCCTCTCAGTAGGGAGTTTCGGACTAGGGCTGCCCATGTGTTGGTAGCGCATGGGTAGCCCGCTCTTGACGCTTGTAGTTAGAACGGGAATTCGGTACTGTTCGCGGGCTGGCGGCGGCGTGGAAAAGCTGTCGGGTTTTGGGCTCACCGTATGGGGGCCGTCGCCCGAAAACGACACGCGGAGACGCTGGACATCTATCGGAGGCGACCTCCGCAGCAATGTGGAACGTCCGAAGGAAAACCAGTTAGCGCGAGTAGCGCCGCGCCCGCCAGCATCAAGAAGGGTTGAGACGATGGCTGATAGCGAGCACTGGAAGTTGTTGATAGCCGCTTGGAACAATGTCCCACCGACATTGGACTTAAGACCGGCGAACGACTGGACGCGCGCCGCTTGGGATCGCGTCTACCAGGCAGCAATCAACCATTATCTGGAGACGGCGCATGAGCGACCGATCGTCAACCCGCAAGAACTGGCTTTGGAAGAACAAGCGCCACAAGTGCTACTGGTGCGGTAAGCGGCTTAACAAGGGCAACCTCACCGCTGACCACCTGATTCCCCTATCGAAGGGCGGCACTCACAAGCGCACTAATCTCGTACCCTGCTGCTACGAGTGCAACCAAGCTAAGAGCAGTATGATGCCGACTGACTTTGCACTTGTCATGGCCATCGCTCAAAGCCGTCGCAGCAAGGAAGTCGAGCGGCCTTAGTCGCCCGACCAGAAGATGATGATCGCGCGGTCGATCAGGATGCCGATGACGACGCCCACGGCTGCCGCGATGCCGAGGGCGATCATTTCTGCCCGATCTTGGCGATTAGGTTCTCAACTGCCGTCACCATGGCATTGTTGATGCCGAGGCGCAGGGTGATGAGCGCGAGGCCGCCCGCAATGAGCGCGCCCGGCGGGGTCGAGCCGAACTCGGGGATATTCCAGCCAAGCAGCTCGGCCGCGCCATAGCCGACCATCAGCGCACCGAGGATGAAGCTCTTGGCGCCAGCGGCGAAGTTGACGAGATTGCCCATGGGTAGTCCTTTCAGGATTTGGGACAGGAGGATGTTGAGGCCGATCTGGACGAGCGGGTTGCTCAACGGGTTGGACGAGGGCGGAGCAGGGAACAGCGCATTGATGGTCTGCTGATCGAGCTGGCCCGTGGATGCCAAGCCACGAGCGGCCTGGAATTTGAGGATGGCAGCCTGTGTGAGATGGCCACCGAGATTGTCGATTGGTCCGGGGTCGAAGCCAGCGGCTTTCAGCGCCGCCTGACACTCGGCAATAGTCGGCACATGCGCGGCCATCAGAACACCAGAACCGCGATGCCAATGACTACAACACCGAGGCCGCACAGGAGCGCAAACCAGCCGCCCCACAAGCCTTGATCTGGATCGCCTCCGAATGCCTCAAGCAGCCGCACGCCGACATAGCAGATGCCGCCAAGGATCAGCCCAAGGCCAAGCACCCACTGAGCGAAGTGGTCCATGGCAGTCTCCGATGTTGAGAGGGTCAGCCGCCCTTGATCTGGCGGCAGATGGTGATGACGGCCTTCACTGTCCCGAAGGCCGCAAGGATCGTGGCCAGAGACAGCCACACGTAGATGAAGGGCGAAAGATCGACGGAGACGGTCACGAGGCGACCATCTTGAGCGCAGCGGCTTCGACACGAGCGACACGAGCCGCCCAGCCCTTCCCGAAATGCCCCCATGTCGGCAGCGTTTCGAGGAAGATCAGCCGGGAGTTGCAGAGCTGCCTGACGAGCGTTGCCGTGTCTTTGCGCTTGACGGCAGCAAGGGTTTTTGGCCCAATCGAGCCGTCCACCGTGACGCCGATGAGCGACTGTAGAGCCTTCGCCGCCCGTCCCGGCCCGCTGTTTACGGCATAGTCGAAAACGCTATAATCGAGACCAGCCGGGAGTTGATCGCCGCAGATCGCGTTCCAGTAGTCCTTGCGGTAGATGGTGGCCAAGTCGGCTTGCGAGATGTTCTTAAGGTCTGCAACCGTGGCTCCCGGCTTCATCAGCGCCCGATAGGTCGAAAGTGTGACGCCGGCCATGGTAGCCCCGCCAGGATCGAGGCGATCATCGACAAAGCCCCCTTCATCCGCCAGCACGAGCGAAAGCGCCCGCCCAAAGGTAGCGTCCATGGATGGTCTCCGATGTAGTTGAGGCAGCGAGAGCGGTAGGCTAGAATAGCGAGATGCAAAATCCCGAGATCATCGCCAAGATTGCCGCCGCCCTACGCGACCGCTGGAATGAAGAACGGCGTACCAAAGGCTGGTGGGCCGCTCACGAGCTGCTCGATGATCCCGAGGACTTAGAAGCGGTCATTGGGGCCATTCTTGACGAGCGCGACAAGATCGAAGTTCCTGTTACGCGTAGCTCAGCACGTCAGCCGGGCTGACCGTGATCGCAGCAATGAGCGCATCGTTGGTCGCGGCGTCTGACGTCGCGGTGGGCGCGCTCGTGAAATCGCAGCCGATGATCGTCCCCGGCGGCACGCTGGCGAACCACCAGAATTGAAGCCCGGCGCACAGCGACTTCACGTAGCTGCCCTGATCGCCAGCGGGGGTTGTGACGTTGAAAAGCTTATCGGTCGGAACGCCGCCCACGAGGACGGTCTTCATGTAGAACACTTTGGCCATTCTGGTCTCCATTGGGGTTAGCTCACTCGCTTGATTTCAAGATTGATCTCCGCCGGGTCAGCGAACGTCCCTGAGAAGTCGGTAGTGGTGATGATGAAATGGTCGGTCGCCTTGTCGGACTCTGCGACGAACGCCCTTACACTGCCGCTGTCATAGGCGAGCGCCATGTAGGACGTGTCGGGCTGCTCGTCGGTGAAGAACACCCAATACTGGCCCACATCGAAGCGGAAGGCTCCCGCGAGTTTCGCGGTGATATTCACCGATGCAATGTCGCCATCGGCAATCGAGAGGTGAGCGACGGCGTAAAGGGTTGGCGTGGGCACGCGAGCATTCGCCGCGTCGATGGCGGCCTTGGCGGTCGGATCGATGGTAATTGTCATGCGTCGCCTCCGTGACCGTCAGGAGTGCTGAAATCTGCGCGCCAAGCGTTTCGGTAGGTTTTGTCAGTCGGCAGCACAGAGTCATCGACAACAAGGAATGGAACGCCGACCGGAACCACGCGCTTGGCTTCTGCCGTGGCGTCTTCGGATGACACATCTGGGGAAAACGTCAGATACCGCAGGTGCTGGTCTTCGTATTCGGGGAGCGCCCCCATGTTTGGGAAAATGACGATCATCGCATCACCGCTACGTTGACGAAAGTGAAGTCCACTGTTGGCGTCGAGCCGGGCGTACCACCGAGAACCCGAAGGCTTCCGGTGGCATACACGCTGGCGTTGAGCGCCTGATTAGAGGTCGCTGCGTTCCCCGCGAAGCCGAGCGCGCAGTAATTCGCATCGGCAAGTGAGGTCGTGAAATTGACCGTCCAATCGCCCGTGCCGTTGTGAACGATAGATGACACATTGCCACTTGCTCGGATGGTTGTGCCGGTCCCGTTGAAGTTTGCCCACGCGCGGCAGGCGTACACGGGAGCGCCGCCTGTCATTTCCACTTGCGGGTGCTGATTGGTTAGCGTTGGAATCCCGTTCGTCGCAGCGGCGCGGACGAAATATGCAATCGGCTTGCTGTAAACCGTGTAATTGGTCGGCAGCGTCGGAGACGACGACGACGTTGACGCAATCGCATCGACAACGTTGGTGTCGAGCCGCTTGATCAGGTACACATAGTACGTGGTATTGGCGACCGAGCCGGTATCGAGGAAACCCGCCGACGACCCAACAGCCCAAGCAGAGGTAATGTCCTTGGCCGTGAGCGCCGAAAGCACCATGTTGTAGGTGTCGGTGCTATCCCTCGCGGTCGCAGCGGCAATGTCGAGCTTGTTGGCCGCAGACCCCGCGTTGTTCGTGACCTGCCCGCCGTAGAGGTGCCCTGTTGGGAAATACAGCCCTGCTGGTGTAACGGCCTTTGTTGCGTTTGTTCCGGTAAGAGCTTCGGTTGTCGTTGCGAGCTGGACAATGCCGGCGGCTGATGTGGTGGCGGCGGCCGCCGTACCGCCCGAGAACGTCCACACCCGAACCGTGCTGGACGAATAGCCGAAGAACACCAGCAGATCGCCGGCAGTCGTCGTGTAGTTCGTGGACGTGCTGCCGTTGACCACAAGGGTTGAGGACGCGGTAAGCTGGAATGCACCTTGCGCCCGGCAGATGCGCCAGTGTCCCGCCGTGAGCGTGACAGCGGTGACCGTCGTGGTGCCCGTCAGGTCATGCGTCAGCGCGCGGGTTGACGCTCCGGTGAAGCTCAGCGTTGACGCCGTGGCAATATCGGAGCCGCGCCCGATGAGCCCAGCCGCAACCTGTGCCATGATGTTCTGGAACACATCATTTCCCAGGCTGATATTGTCGGAGCCGCCGATGCCGTTGCCTGCAACGTCGGTGTTGCTCCCGGCTGTGGTGCTCCAGTCGAAGACAGAAGTTGTGCTCATGTGGGTATCCGGTTAGACGCCGAAGGAACCGCGTTGCGAGTTGCCCGAGAGCATCGCGGCGAGTGCGTTGGCCTGCTGTCCCGCAGACATGTTGGACGTGTCCACGCCACGAGAGGCGAGGAAGTTTGCGCCGGGCGGTTGCACGGGCATGGGAGGTGGTGCTTGTGGCGCGAGAACTGGACCGGCCATCACAGGCAACGCCGGGATCGGTACGCGCTGCATGATGGTCAGGAACTTGGGCGGCGCGGGAACTTGCGGCGCATTCATCGCCTGTAGGCTGGCGAAACTTCCCGGTCCCGCTTCGATTGGATCAGCGTTTTGCGCTGCGATGTACTTGAGGTAAGCCGGGTTGCTCACCTGCATCTGCTGCATGGTGTAGCGGGTCGTTGGCGGCGTATAGACCGGCGGTGGTGCGGGAACAGCGGGAGGCTGATTTCCACCGCCGAACATGTTGGAGAACATGCCGCCGATCTGGCCGCCAAGGGCCTGTGCGCCGCTGGTGATGTTGCTCGCCAGCGCGCTTGCCTGAGGCGCAACAGCGGCCTTGACGTTGTTGACCGCATTGGAGACAGCCGGGGCGACCTGCTGGCCGATGTAGCCGCCCGCTACGGTGTCAGGCCCCATCTTCGCCAAATTGAGGAAGCCCGGATTGGTCTGCGTCACCTTCCCATCCGCAGAGACCGTAATCATCGTCCCCGGATTTGACTTGCTCGGGTATACGCCCGGCACCACCATGTCGCCGCTCGGAAGCCGCACGAGGCCCTGAGTTGACGGCGCGGGCGAATAGGACGCCGTTTGCACCTGCGGGACCTGCGGAACCTGCGGCAGCGCGAAATTCGGGGTCGGGAACGGGACAGGCGGAATCGTCGGCTTGCTGCCCGAGTCCGCAAAGTCCTGAAGCATGTTCCACGACAGATTGCTGGTCGGATCGATGGCATCGGCGGTTGGGACGCGCGGTGCGGCCATCCCAAGCAGAGAGAGGTCAGGCGCTCCCGTGTCCTGCGTGGTGAAATCGGTCGGCGGCGCGGTCACCTGCCCCGGCACTAACCGCTGCTGAAGGCCGTACATGGCCGACTGCGGCAGCTTGTCGAGCGGCGAACTCGACTGCATGGATTCCGGCGTCAGAGACGCGGGAGGGGGCAGCGGCACGTTGAACCCGATCACGCCACCGATATTGCGCCCGATACTACCGGCGCCAGGCACGTTGGCTGGCGGTAGGTATTGCTGAGCAATGGAGGCAAGCTTGTCCTGATAGGTCAGCGGGTCGTTGCTCTCAACCTTGTCGCTGGCGTAGTCGCCGTACCGTCCGTTGTTGAGGCCAGCGAGCGCGCTGCCAAAATCAGTTGCAGTCGCGGCTGCCGGAAAGTTCTGCTGGACTGTGTTCCACCACCCCGAAATGCTGCTCGGTAGGTCGGGATAGGTCCGAAAATTGGCGTTGATGGCCTGAAGCGCGCCGCCTTGGGCCTCTTTGGTCGGGAGGGTCTGCCCGCTGCCCTTGATGCCGAAATAATTGTTGCCGGGCGCGGATTTGCCATAACCAGTCTCAAGTGCCGCCTGAGTAGCGGCCAACCGCGCCTGTACCTCGGGGATGCCGAGCGCCAGCGCGGTCTGATAGACCGTGTTTACGAAGTCCGCGTTCGCCATTGGCAGAAATGCCCCGATAACCTATGTCTTGACGGATGATCCTGCTCGCCGCCGCTCTAGCTTCCGCGATCACGCACGCCTCGACGTTCTCCCAATGGGAGGCGCAATGCCGGGACGGTTCGGAGATGGCGGAAAACTGTCAGGCCGCAGTGCTGACCAGCTACTCGACGCTTATTCAGTCATCGCAGATCACCTGCGACTTTCATGCCTTTTGGGCGTTTGCCGACAAAGACCGAGCGGAACTTTCGCCGCAGCAGTGGTCACTGGCCGTGATCTACGTGACAATGCAACCGCAGGTATGCTGGCGCGACGACTCCCCGCCGCTGCCGAGTACGGACCTAGGCATGTGATGCCCGAGATCGAGCTAAAGCCCGATGACTACCGGGTGCAGACGAAGCGCGGCCGCTGGCTCAACCGAGACGACTTTCGCTTCGCCTTCCCATACGCGGGAGCCATCTGCGCTTTCTGGATCGGCTTCGCTTGGTGGAACCGGGCCGATATTTCCCCTGTGATGCTGATCAGCGTCGTCGGCGGTTGCTGTTTCGCCTTCGGCGTGCTGGTCGGCGCGTGGCTCAAGCGCTTCGACTAATTCCCGCCGTTGACAGTGATATAGACCGGCTGGCGCGCGTACTGCGCAATGCCCGGAGTGGCGCGAGCGAGCGCACCCGGAATCTGCGGGAGACTGCCCCGGGTAATCTGGTTGATCTGCGCCGGATTGAGCCGGCCGGAAGCGAGCATATCGGCCATGTTGGCGTTAATGCGCGGCTGGTTGTAACCGTGGAGCTTCGCCCGGGCATTGTCGAAAGCCGAAAGCACAAGGCCCAGCGTGGTGACGCTATGCGGGCGCGGTGCGCGGCCAAGTTCCGGTGCTACTTCTGCCTGCGCAGCTTGCCGGCTGGCGGTCTCGCTGTTGCCGGAGACGACATTGGCGGTCTTACCGAATACAGCTTCGCGGTTGATCCGCGCCATCAGGTCATTGGCAGGGCCATCTCCAAGGATTAGGCGAAGCTTCTGCTCATTGTAGTTGCGTTTGAACATGTTGCGCAGCGAAAGGGCGTCGTTGACCGCATTGCCCATCTGACTTTCGACGTAGGAGCGCGCGCCTTGGAGGTAGGCGTCCCGCTCGCTCGGAGACATGGCGCGAAGCTGGTTCGCGAGTTGCGTCGGCGTCGTATCCTTGGTGAAGGCTGTCGTGCCGTTGTCCACGGCGTCATGCACCTGTGCATGGCCTGCAAAGGCATCCCGGGCGGCTGCGTAGCCGGGCGCGACCTTATCGGTGCTGGTGCGCACCAACCGAGCAAGGTTGCCAGCCTGACGCGCCTTATTGTTCATGCCGCGCCTCGCGTAGGTCGTGGCCATGTCATCGAGGTTCTGCTTCCAATAGTCCATGAGACCAACGGTCGGGCCGTTCTGGTAGCCGTAGCCGTCGTTCTTCGCGGAATTGAGCGCGTCGTGAAAAGCGGCCTTCCCCATAGGCGTCTGCTGCACGAACTTGAGGTTGCCCTGGATCGGAACTGGCTTGTCGCGAACAGCGGCATAGAGCGGATCGGCAGCGGCTTTCTGGTTCGCAACGATCTGCGCCTTGAGCGTGTCTAGATCTGGAGCCTGCCCGATGGTCTGCGCCACGTCATTGGTCACCCGGGCCGATGCATTGGCTCCGCGCGCCGCAACCGCGTCACGGATGGCCGTCTGTCCGGCGCCTGGGATTGAGGCGACTGCGCCAGCCTGACGCTGGAGGTTCGGCCCGAGGTCCATGACCATGGAGTCTGGACCGAGCGCTGAAAGCTGCTGGTTGACGGTCGTCGGATCGATCTTGTCGTCGCGCATGGCCCGGGCGAGGTTCTGCGCTTCCTTGGGTATAGCCTGTCCAGTGACGCGCGAGAGAACGCCAGAAACACCGCGCTCCACCGCCGGCAGAGCGCCGCCAAGGACGCCGCCAAGGGCTGCATTGGTCACCACGTCTCGAGTATCGCCGCCACGGACAGCACTGTCAGCGCCTCCGATGGCTGCCCCCGACAAGCCGCCAAGCGCCATCCGGGCAGGCAACGAGCCCACCATGCCAAGCGCGCGCGCCGAGAGACCGCCCACAAGCGGCAACGCCGGAGCCAGCATGAACGGGAGTGTCGCGCCCGTGACGCCGCCGATAGTCGTTGCAACCGGATTTGCGTTCTGGAGCTGCTGGGTTTCCGAGGCCACACCCTGCTGCGTCATCGGGTGGCCTAATGCCGTCTGTACGGCAGCCCTGCCCCTTTCCAGCCCGCTGAGCAGCATCGGGCCGGCGATAGGAACCGAATTCGCGGCAGCCGCTGTCCCGGCCGAAATCTGCGAAAGAGGATCGGTGAGCGTCGGGGTGGTCTTGCTGACCATCGGGAGCGGCCTGCCGGCCTTAGCCTGCGCAATCGCCCAATCCTTGTACGCCTGATCGCCCGGAACGGCCCCGGCCGGCGGCGTCGAAGGAGAGTTGCTTCCCTGCACGTTCAGCGAGGCCGCGATTTCATCGACCGTCTTTTGCTGATCAGCCGGCGAAAGGTTGCGGAAGCTATCGTCAACCGTAATAGACTGGTTGCCGATGGTGAGGGTCGCCATTAATTCAGGCTCCAAGGGACGCCAGTCGAGGTCTTGCCGCTCAAAGGCTGCTTGCCGCCGCTCAGGATCGTCTTTTCGGTGTTTTGGATGCCGCTCACGGCCTGCTGAGCCCATGCAATCGTGTCGGGGTCTTTGGTCGAATTGGCGAGGGTCAAAACGTCATTCGCGAAGCGGTCCAGCTTGTTCACCGCCGTCTGTGGGTCATCGCCCAATGCCGGCAGATAAGCCTCTACCTTGCGGGACCACTCGTCCTTGTTGATGTTCGCGCCCGAGGCGAAATAGAGCAGGTTCACCATGTCATTGCTCATGGCGTCCTTGGCCTGCTTGTAAGCTGGGTCTTGCGCGGCGCGCGCCAAGCCAGTCGGATCGAGGTTAGAGACCTTCTGGAGCAACTGATCCTTGGTGTTCATCAGCGCTGGATAGCCGTCGATCACGCGCTTGAGGTCTGGAGTCGCGCTGTTGGCAAGGAACGTCGTGCGCCCTTGAGATTCGTTAAATGGCTGCGTCCCGGGGATTATGCCCGGCCCCCGGGTTGGCGGTCGCGATGGGTTAATGCTCGGGAACGCATCTGGCGCGGTCGCCAGCGAGCCGATCGGTGCCACATCGGAGCCCTGCGGCGCACCGATGGTGACCGGTGCAGCCGACACGGGCGGGGCGGCCGATGGACCAGGAGTGCCGGCAGCCAGATCAATCGGAGCCCAGCCGCCCGGGATATTCGGCTGCATCATGCCCTGCGGCGTCATCGTCGGTTCGGTGACGATGGCCCACGCCGCTTTGTACTGTGGCGACGACATGGCCTGTTGATCGCCCTGCCCCCGCAGGATGGTGTTCCACGCTTGCGACTTAAGGTCATTGCCGGCAAAGCCAGCACCGGGCGACGAAACCACATCGCCCTTGCCGTTGATGACGCTGGAGCCGTTCGGAACGACAGTCTGCTTATTGATGAGGTTAAAGATATCCGCTCCACTGATCGCGCCGGCCTCGATGGCGTCGGCATACTCGCCATAGCCGTTCTTGCGCGCCCAATCGGCCGTCGCGTTGCGCTGCTGAGCCTGAAGGCCAAGCTGATAATTCTGGAGGTTGCGCGAACGGTCAGCTTCTGCACCCGATGCCAGCGCCGGACCGATATTGCCGAGATTGCCCGACAGAAGCGCGCCGCCGAGCCCAAGCAACGTGTCGTAATGCTGGCTGAGACCATCCCCGATGCCGCTCAGCGTCGATCCCCACTGGCTTGGGTCGTACCACGCAGCCGGAGCGCCGCCGGGGGATGAGACCACTGGCTGCAACCAATTCGGCGTGGGCATCGGAGTTGGGGCGAAAGGAGAAGCCATGATCAGCCCTTACTTGAACGCGCCGTAGATACCGGCGCCAGTCGAGAGAGCCCCGAGCCCGGCCATCCACCATGGAACCTGCGTCGAGCTGGTCTGCGTCTGGCCAGCGCTGGCCGCATTGCCCGCAGCAGCGCTCGTAATGCCCTGCAACCACGAGAGCGGTGCTTGCGTCTGCCGATTGTAGAGATCGGCCTGCCCGCTCAGGATGCCTTGCTGGTTCTGGTCCTGTGCCGAGCCGACGCCAGCCTGAATTTCAGCCGGGAGTTGCCCGGCCTGATATGCCTGCGGGAGCATCTGAGCGGCCGCAAGCTGGCGCTGCTGGTCGTTCTGGTAATTGGTGTAGTCGAGCTGGTCGAGAGCATTGGCAACGCCCTCACCGGCTGCCCTTGCGTAACTGTCGCCGCCGAATCGACCCGAGTTGGTGAACTGGCTGCCTACCGCGTCGAGCGCATCCTGTGTGTTCTTCGCCCGGAGTGCGGCATAGGTCGGATCATTGGTCCCGAAGTCATTGCCCGAGGCGATATTTCCGAGCGAGCCAATGGTTCCGTTGATGCTGCTGGTGTAGTTCGGATTGTCCGCAGCCGAGAGCGCGGTCGCCCAACTGTTCTGCGTGGTCGAACCCGCAGGCTGATAGGTGCTCTGGTTGAAGAACGGCGCGGTCTGGTTGGCCAAGCCGCCGAGCTTTTGCGCCAGCGTCGAAGCTGTCGCGTTGACATCGGGGTTGGACGAGCCGGAGGTCTGCGTCGTCGCGTTTGTGGTCGTGCTGCCCATAGCCTAGAGCGCCTTTCTAAGTCCGTTCTTCACGCCATCGAACGGCTCGTAATCCGGCAAGATGCGAGCCCAACTGCGGCCCGCGACCCGCATTTCGGTGACGCCGCTTTCCTTGGCCATCTGCTCGATGTTGCGCATTTGCCTGCGGACGGTTTCGAGCCAAGCCTTGGGCGGCAGGTTGATGAAACCCCACAGCTCGCGGACGCCGCACACCATGAAATCGCCGCTGCCATAGACTTCGAGCAGCATCCGGCCTTCGCCAACGTCAGGTATCCGCACCGTGTAGGGAAACACGGTCGGCGGATCGTCAAACTCGGGAGCGATCATTACCGCTGGCTGGCTGCCGCCGGAACTGCGTGGGTCAGGTGCACGTCAACGTGACCGGACGCATTGTCCGACTGCGCCTTGATGGAGTACCGAGCCGGAAGCGGGTAATACTCGTTGAAGATGTACGGCGTCGTTCCAGTCCACAATACCCGCGCCGTCCCGCTTTCATCGACCACGGATAGCGTACAAACCGGAGTGCCTGAGTTTGGGGCGCAGATGATGGAGGAAATCGCGGTGGCTCCCGCTGCGGTGTAGATATTGGTCAGCGTGTTGTCGGTGAGCCTGACAATTGCCTCAGGCTGCAGCGAACCGCCAAGGGTGAATTGGCTCATCGCGGCCCACCCGCTGCCGACTGCACGAAATCAACACCCTTGGCGCTCGCCCACGTGGAGCCCGCAGGGATGTTGCGACGAAAGGCGATGTATTTGCCCCGGCCACGAAGCGGAACACGTCCACTCGCCTGTTTCGCGTTGCCGGTCTTCCACGTCGTCGCATCGCTCATGGAGTTTCTCACCCCGAGCTGCAACGTCCCGTCCGGGCTGTCGTCCTTTGGCGTGGCATTCGAAATCAGCGAGGAGACAGGACTATCGGCAACGGCTGTCTCAATCGTCGCCGCCATGCTCATGCCGGCGAAGTTGCCGTACTTGTAATCCACGTTCATGGCGCCGAAGATCGGCTGGCCACCTTGTAGAGCACGCGAATCCCAGGTTGCGGTCGCCGCGTCCCAAGTGCCGGAATAGGTGTCCCACGTCACACCGGGAGTTGCCGTATAGCCCAGATACGTGGTGTTGACGGTGAGGGTGAACCAGCGGTTGAACGCGAAATTGAAGCCGATAATGTCGCCAAAGACCGTTGTTCCACTGGCATTCGGGCCTTTGTAGCGCCACAGGATATTCTTGCGGAACGGATCAACCGCACACTGGATCAACGAGAGGTCGGACTGATCAACACGAGCAAGGAACCATTGATCGACAAGCCCGGCCCCGATTCGCTCAAGGCCCCCACCCTGCGAGAAGCGGCGGAAGCCGTCCGTCGCGAACCAATACGCCGTACCATCGAACACCGCACAGGACTTTGCGCCGACCGCACCGAACTTTTCCGAGACCGTTTGCAGGCCCCACAGCGCACCGCCGCCGACATTGCCCACCTGGATGAGCTTGACGGCATCTTCCTGCAACACGAGCGCCGTGGTGTCGGTCAGCTTGCCGCCCCAGATCAGCGCGCCACCGCCCTCCAATGGCTGCGCATCGGAGCCCGGCCCGGTCCATGCGGTCTGATCCGAGAACTTGCTGGAGCGGATCAGCCGATTATTCCTGAGGCCGGTAGTCTGATCGAGGCAATCGAGGCCGAAGACCATGTTGCCGCATTCCAGTATCCAGCGCGGCGCCACACCGGAAACAGCGGTCGCAGATCCCCCAGCCTCAACATCGAGATAGCGAAGCCCCTGCGTCGTGTCGGTGTAGCAAAGCTTCGTTCCGAACGGCAGAAAGCACCGATCATCGCCCTGCGTGATCGACAACCCACTATCCGCAGTGGACCATGTGTCGTCGGACTGCTTGGCCTCTATCGTCGTTGCCGTCGCGGCATAGACGTACCACGTGCCGTCTTTCTTCTGGCCCGAGACCAGCCCGCGCGGCGCGCCACCGGATGGAGCGGTTGCCGTTCCGCTCACGCTGAGCGAGGGAAACGGCCCGAACCCATTACCGGGCGCAAGCGGCTGTACGCCGTCGCACTGAGTCAGGAACCCCGCTGAGAGGTCGCCCTGATCCGGGCCGAACTGGCTATAGGGGAACTGCACTTAGTACTGCCCGGCCAGCATTTGCGCATAGGTCGGTCGCGCCGGCTTGAGCAGCGCATCATCGACCCTCAAAACGCCGCGCTTGTTCTGTGCAATCTGGCTCTTGATCGAAGGAATTGCCTCGTCAAGAATGGCCTTCCATGCCGCCCCGTTGGCCCATGCCTCGTTATATCCCGCGCCCCACATCAGCGTGGCCGCAAGATACACGTCGGGATGGTTGGTCAGGAGCCAATTGGTCGTCACCAAATCCGACAGCGCGAACCGCTCCTGATAGCGGAGGCGGAACGGATAGGCGATGTCCAAGGGACGGTTGAACTTGAGGTCGGTTCCGTCAATCGAGGCCTGCGCGGGATAGCCTGCGGTAACGAGAAAGGGGAACGTCCCCGCCGCCTGCAACTGCACCGGCCGTTCGTCAAAGCCGGTCTGCGCCAGAAACAGCGCCAATGGAGCGACGATGGCATACGCGGACAGATCGATGACGTTGCTGTTGAGCGTGCCCGTGAGGGTCGCGTCGGTCTCGACTGCCCCAATCTCGCGATTGAGCCGCGCTTCGGCCAGTTGAATCCAGGTCGTTGCCTTGCCGGATTGTTCCGAACGCTCCATCCAGTCCGTGGCTTCGGATTGGAGATCGGCGTAGGTGTCTAGGGCCATGGTTGCCCCTCCTTCGCGCCGCCGGGCTGGCGCATCAGCCACTCATGGAGATTGCCGGGATACGCTTTGTCGTCAGAGTGGTGCGTCAGTTCCAAATCTGGCACCAACCAGATTTCACCGCACTTTTCGGTCCAGCGTTTCGAGAAGGCGTAGTCCTCGCCGTACCAGACGTGATCGATGGCGCCGTGGTTGAACAGATCGATGGAGGGGCTGTAGGCCGAGCCGTAAATCAGCTCGGGATAGGCCCGCATGAACTTGTCCACGCCCTCTTTCGTGACCTTGAGAAACCCCGCCGGGACACGAGTGGCATTGATGCACCCGTCGTCACGAAGCACCGGACGGCCAGTTGCATCGGTGTTCCAGCCGCCCATGAACTCGGTGTCGTCTTTCTTGAACCGATAGGTGCCGGCGACGACTTCGCCCTCGGTCTCGATGAGCTTGAGCAGATCGTCAGGCCGCCAGCTCAGATCATAGTCGATGAACGCGACCACATCGGCCTGTCCATCGAGCGCCTTGCGGAGCATCGTGGCCCGCGCGGCACTGATATAGGGATTGCCCAACTCCTGGACGAAGCTGGTTTCGAGGCCGGCCTGTTCGAGAATGGGCGCCGAGGCGGCGAGAGCCTGTTTGTACGGCTCCGTCACCCCGGCGAGACTTGGGGTCGCGACGACGACCTTCATCAGGCCGTCTTGATCGCGCCGAGCGCCACGAGGGCGTTGCTGATTTCGAGCACGATAGCCGCCGTGTTCGAGCCCACCGTGACATAGGACGACGCGCTGAGGAGCGACGACGCCAGCACGGTAGAGGTACGCTGCGCAACGGGAGTGACGCCGTAAAGGCTCACCTTGTCGGTAGCCGACTGGCCCAGCGACGTGCCGTCGCTGTTGCCGTCGGAGAGCTGCTTGCCAATAGCCATGTTGAGTTCCTTTCAATGAGGATTTGGGGTGACGTGTTTCCACGAGTTGCCGGTGCGGATGTCCCGGACTTGCCGCCCGGAAATCCCATACTTTTCTGCTACTATGCGAGATGGGCCGCTCGACGCTCGGATTTCACGTACCTGGGCCTCGTTGAGACGAGCCATGCCGTGATCAGAACCTCGGGACACACCGTAACGATGGCGCTTCTTCGCCATCTTATCCGCCATGTTCATGGCGTGATCGCCCAAGAACAGATGCTCCGGACGGATGCATCTTGGGTTGTCACAGCGATGAAGCACATGCGCGCCCTCAGGAATCGGCCCACGAAACGCCTGCCATGAAAGCCTGTGCGCCAACATCGGCACCTCGCCGATATTGAGCCGCCCATAGCCCCGCTTGTCAGCGCTCCCCGTCCATTCCCAACAGGTCGGGGTCTTGACGCACCGCGCCATGAGCCGTCCTGCCAAGGATAGGCCGTGAAACTGCTCTTGCTTCACGGTGAGCGGATCGCCGTGCTTCTTCCAGCGAGTGTAATGGGCAGAACACCACCCCCTCGCTATCGCAGTTTTGGTGCAACCTTCTACTGAGCAAATCGCCATTCTACATCCCCGCCAAAGTGATGGCTTAAACCTATCACTTTGGCGGTTAGTGACCTACTGCTTTTTATCAGCTTCCACTGATACGAACAGCTTGGCGTGCATCAATGGTACGAACGCCATACAAAACGTCGAGACGCCACAGGCTCTTGTCGTTGATGCCGTCATAGACGGGGATCACGCGGACGTTGAGGCCCTTGTAGGCTTGGCGCCCCACATCGACAGCGCCCGGAGGCGAGACGAGCGGCTTGGTCACGAGCGCAAAGGCGTTCTTGCGGAAGATGAGGTTCTGCCGGTAGCCCGTGCTCGCCGTGCCGACGCCGGTAATGGCCTGCCCGTTGAGGTCGGTCACGCCCTGCACCGAGACGTTCTGGAACGCGCCGGACCAGATGATGGCCGGCGAGATCACTGCGGAGTTCGAGGAGTACGAAACGACCACGAACTGCTTGAGGTAGGACAGCGGAGCCTTCGTCACCGGGTTCACGTCATACACGCCGGCAATGGTGAACACGTCGCCCTGCACGAACGACACCGAGGAGGTGGTGATCGTCTGCTGGTTCGTGTCCTTGACCGAGGCGTAAGTCGTGGTGGCCGAGGTGATCGATGCACCCACCGTGCCGCCAAGGTCCGAGCCCGTGGTGAAGGTTGGAGCATTCTGCGACGAGAAGGTGGACACGCCGCCGATCATGCCGAGGTCGGCATTGCGGTAAGCGCCGCTGTTCGCACCCTGAATGTAGAGCGCGGTCTGCGAGCCCAACATGGCCCATGTATCATCCGGCGAAAGGACTGCCGAACGACCATCAGAGGGGACACCGCCGTTGTCGAGACGCTGCGGGCCAAGAGCGAAGTCCGCGAACGAGTTGATGACCTGACCGGGAGTGCCAACCCAATTCGGGATGTCCTTGTAGAGCGCCCACAGGTCGGAATCGATCTGGTTGGCGAGCTGGACCATGGCCGGCTGGATCACGCGCTCGGAAAGATCGCTGATCTTGGTGGTCAGGTCCTGCGACGTGAAGCTGAAGTCAACGCCCTTGCGCTTGTTCAGCGTCATGGTGACCGAGCCTTCGGTCACGTCCTGCGCTGTGGCAGTCGCGCCGTCGCGCACGGTGAAGTCGGTCGGACGGCGGATGGTGATAGTTTCACCAACGTTGTAGCCGTTGACCTTCTTGTCGAAGTCGTCCTCGTAGCCTCGGAAGACCTGCTTGGCCATGACGAGTTCGTTTTCGAGAATCGACACGGCCTCAGCCGCGATGATGCTCGCGGTGAGCGTAGTATTGGACATTTAGGGTTCCTTCTGGCTCCCTCGGGAGCGCTGGGCCTTGGCGTCGTCACGACGCGAAAGCTGTTGGGTGTTACCGCACCCGGCCGGCCTTTCGGGCGGCAACGTAAGCGTCCATGTCCCCGCTCTTGGCGAGGTCACCGATGCTCTTGCTGGCGCCGGGAGTAGATTTGCCGGCAACCTTCTCCAGTGGAACGAGAGTCGGTTGCTGCACTGCCGGTTTTGGTGCGGCGGTTGCCTGTTTCTGCATGGCGAGATGGCCGACCTGTGCGCGATGCAACAGCTTGAGGAGCGTTGGACTCCACATGTCCTTCAGCACTTGCTCCGGGATACCCTCGGACTGTGCAAAAGAGACAAGCTCGTTGATCTTGCCTGCGACGGCTTCGGCCTTCAGGCCGGGGATGATCTTGGTCGCCTCGGAAGTGGTTTGCTCGACGCGCTTGGCAAGGTCCTGCTGCGCGGCTTGAGTCCTCTCCTGCGTGGCTTTGCCGATAGTGCCTTCCAGATCGGCTTTCTGGCCCTTGAGATGCTGAATGTAGTTCCAGGCTTCGTCCGCGCCCATGGGATCGACTTGGCGGGCCTGCTGATAGCGGGTCCAGTCGAACTCCTTGAGGCGGTCGAGCTCGGAATTTACGGTCCTGAGGTTGGCCCGTGCATCGAGTTCGGCGTCAGACGCCTCGGCTTGTTTGAGACGAGCGGTCTCAAGTGCCTTCTGCTGCTCGGCAACGGACTGTTCCTTTTTGGTGGTCGCAGCACGCCAGTTTTCAACGTCCTGCTTCAGCTCCTTGGGAACGCGGTACTTCTTGAACCCGAAGTCGAGTTCATCGAGGCCGTCATCTTCCTCCGGCTCAATCTCAGCTTGGCCTTCCGGCTGCTGGAGATCGACTGGCTTTTCGGTTTCTCCGGTCTCTACTTCCTGCTCGGCACCGATTGCAGGCACGGCCTGTTCGGACTCGGCAATAGTCGGCTGTTCGCCTTCCATAGACGTTCACTTCCTTGTCGGATTGGTGAGGTGGTTAAGTGCGCGGGGCGTCCGCGTTGGTGATCGGCGGCGGCGTGATGGCCGTAACCGCAGATGCGAGTGCGGCAATGCGCCGGGTTTCGGCGTCATAGCCTTGAATATCGAGATTGGCCTGCGCTGTGCTGGCCTTGATCGCGTTGTCGGCTTGCGAGGTTGCAGCCTTGCGCTGGCTGTCGAACTCGGCCTGTTGCACCTTGGCCAGAGCGGCGCTCTTGTCCGCGGTAAGCTGTTGCACCTTGGCGGTGAGCTGCTGGTTTTTCTCCATCAGGTCCGCGATCTGCTGTTTGCCCTGCTCGATGAGGTTCTGCACCTGCGGCGGAATCTGGTTGTCGGCCATGGCCTCAAGCTTGTCGGCCATTTTCTCGGCGCCGGGCCAATCCTGGTTGCGGATCATTTCCGGGCCAACGATGGGCGCGGCCGGCGGATACGCCTGCATCAGCGCCGTCATGCTGGCGACGACTTCCTCGCGCTGTGTCGTGTAGCTCGGACCGGCCTGCACCGTGAGGTCGTACTTGCCCACGCTGAAATCGTGCATGGCGAGGATCGGCTGCATCAACGGGTTGCCGTCCGGGCCATTCATCGGCTGGCCGTTCGGCCCCATCTGCGGCTGCGTCATCGGCTGGCCGGTCTTGGGGTTGGTCTTCTGGTACTGCTGACCGAGCGGAACGTTCTGCGGCTTACCGTCTTCTCCGAGCACGCGGATGATGCGCTCGCCGGTATAGACCTTGGGGATGAGGTCGATGAGCACGCGGCCCGTATGCCGAATGGCGCGCGTCATGTTGTCGATGAAGTGGAACGTTGACACGTCCCCTTCCCGCTGCCGGGCATTGATGGCTACGCCGCTGGTTTCATTCGAGCGCGCCCCGAGCGAGGCATCGTAGAGCCCGATGGTCGATTTCATGTCGTCGGCGGCGTTGAGCGCTTCCTGCAACGCCCCGGCTGCCGGACCTACGTCGAGCGGCTGGCGCTGCGGTGGATCGGCGCCGTCATACTCGAGGAATGGGTGCGAAACCTTGTTGGCGGTGTTCCACTTGTCGATGTCGCTGTTGAACGCCCCTTTGCGCCCGATGAACGGGGTTTTGGGAGCGAGCGCTACGAGTTCGGTGGAGGCCGAGCGCCAGTAGTTGAACTGTCGTTGCGCGTCGATGGCCGGATGGATCAGCGAGCGGAAATAGCGCTTGCCCTTGATGTTGTATTCGTCGCCATAGACCGGGATGATCGGAATGTAGCAGCCAGCCCACTTGTTGACGCGGATGACTTCCGCGCCAGTCATGATGCGCTGCTCGACCTTATAGGTCTTGCCGGTGCGCTGGCGCTTGAACTGCAAAAGTCCGGCGGCCAATGCGAGCTGGATGTCCTCGTCTTCCTCGATGTCCGGCACGCTGAACGTCTGCAATGCGCCGGTCTGGACGTTGAGGAACTGCGCGATCTGGATTTCCGATTCCTCGCGGTGCCACCATTCGGCCACGAGCACGTCGTTCTGTTCGCGCCAGGTCTCGTCCCACCACGAACTATCGTCCCAATCGGCAATCGTCTTGGTCTTGCCGTACTGCGCCTTGAACTGGTCCTGGCTTTGCCGATCAACCACGAAGGCGTCGAGCCAATCGCAGGAATCCGCCTCAGTGCTGTTCGGGTCGCCATAGACCGACAGCGGATTGGCCACGCGCTCGATGGTCAGGTCCATGTCGAAGCTGTCGTCATAGGCATAGTCGAGCCCGACGCGGATATAGCCCCATCCGCCGTTGACGGCATTATCGACCGCCGTGTCGTAAGCAACATCGGCGTTCGAGGTGTACTCGATGTTGCGGATCAGCCCGTTGATGACTTCCGCCGTATCCGGATCGGCCCCGCTGTCCGCCGGGTGCACCTTGATCGACGGCTTGTTCTGCCGGGCGTCGTTGACGACCTGACGGGAGAACGCGGTGAGCTTGTTGATCGTGAGGCACGGCCGGCCGTCACGCTCGCGCTGCGCCTTGATCTCTGCCGGCCACTGTTCCTCGTGGCGACCGAAGCGCATGTCGAACTCGAACGCGGCGCGGTTGTCGTTTTCCGCATCCTGCGCCAGCCCGAACTTTTCGCGGCCTTCCTTGAGGAGATCGTCGTCAGCCAATCAGATCACCCCATCCAGGAGCCTGCGCCCCGATGATTGCCGTAGAACTCGTCATCGGAACGCTTTTGGCGCGGCTCCTCGTAGGCCACGCACATGAGCCCGAAGGCATCCGCGCCGTGGCTTGACCAGTCGTGCTCCGGCCCCAACCCGATCTCGCGGTCGTCGTCGCTGCGCTTTTCGTGATACCAGCCAAGCGCGTCGCGGCCGTCTTCCGTGGTCTCGGCATTGAACCAAATGCTCGGAAACAAGCGCCTCGCGGCTTCAATGCGCATCTTGGCCGCGCCCGTCCCCTGGTTCGGGATAACCTCAACCTCGAACTGCGCATCTCTCAGCGCGCTCTCGTAGGAAACGTCATGCACCTTGTCGTGCGTGGCGCCGTCATGCGGCAGGAAGCACTGGGCTTTGCTCCAGCCGCGCTCGCGCATCCATGAAACGTGCGTTGCGAGCGGTTGCCCCTGCGCTTCGTAATAGTCGAGCACCCGAATTTCGCGGCCGATGAACTGGCAAATCCAGATGGCACAGGCATCGGCCTTTGCACCTGTTCCGCCAATGTCCCAGAAGGCACGAACCGTCATCAGCGGATCACGTGAAACACGGCCGATGCGGTTTTGTGCCTTGGCTTCCGTCAGCGATTTGGCGAAATAAGCGCCCTCGACAACGGTCACGAAATCGCCTTCCCAGACATGCTCGTATTGGTCCGGCCGCTTGGTCTTGTCCTCGATCCGCGTCTTGTTCAGCGTAGCGGGGAACCATGGGTTATCGCGCCAGTTGAGCGACACGATCTTGGCGCCATCAGGCGGATCGAGACGGAACCGTTTATGTGTCGCGCTCTTTTTGCGCTCGGGGTTCCACGTGACCCAGATTTCCGAACCGTCCTCGCGAACGGTCGGGATTGCCTTCATCCAGGCCGTCTCACTGACCGGTTCGGCTTCATCGACCCAGAGCAACCGAATGCGGGACTTGGACTTGATGCTGTCGAGGTTGTGCCTGAGGCCAGTGAACGCGAAATCGATCAGCCGGTCTTTGGTCCGGATGTACTTTTCGCCAACATCGTACACGTCGCGCAGGAACGGTTCGGAGGCGATTGCCGCCTTCACCTCGTCCATCGAGCTTTCATCGAGCGAGTTCATGAACTCTCGCCCGCAGACGATCAGGCCACCCTCGCCCGCCAAAGCGCACCTTGCGCCATGAACGGCCGCCATCTTGGCAAAGCTGCGCGTCTTGGCCGAACCACGGCCACCATGCGCTCCCCGATACATCGCCTCGCCGGAAAAGACCGGCACAAGCTTCTCAGGAAGCTGGATCCGAACCGACGACATTCGGCGTGATCGGCACCAGCTCGATGCGCTCGATCTTGTGCGTGAGCGTGCCGCTTTGCTCCTGCTCTACCTTGTCTTTCCAGTCGGCAGGGAAGCGGTTCTTCATGTTGAATATGAACGAGGTGGCGTTGAAGCCTTCGGTCCCGCCGAACGTGGCGATGCGCCCCTGTTTCTCCCACCAGGCTTGCGACCAGGCGACGGCCTGCTTTACGGCGTCCATAAATTCCGGGTGCTGCTCGCACCAATTGTCGAGCGTCTGCCGAACGACGCCAAGCTCAGCGGCCATTTCAGCCTTGCTGGCGCCATCCTTGCCGAGTTCGATCACTCGGTCGCAGAAGGCTGCATCGTAATCCGTTGGACGGCCTGCCATGTGGGTTTCACCTTTTGCGACTGCTTGAAGCTTGGTCGCGGGACTTTACCGTTCGCGTTCCATGTCGCGATGGAGCATGAACTGCATATCTGCCAGACCGCCGATCATCGTCATGCGGCTGCGCGGACGGGTGAAGGCGCGGCTCACAAAGCCATCGCTGCCCTCGCCTACTAGAGCTACAGCGACGATTTCGCCGCCCTTGGCCTTGTCCAGCCACTCCTCGAGGAGGCGGATTGCGTGCTCGCTGGCTTCCTGCTGCCAGCTTTCTGTCTGCGTGATGACGCGAAGAGGCTCAGCCATTACCCCTCCAAATGCAAACGCGGCCGGAGATGGTTTCTCCAGCCGCGCGAATTCAGTTTGCTCCTTGTGCGCTGATCCGGGTTACGCTGTCAAGCGGCACGCGGGAGCACTCCCCACAGAGCTGCGAGGTCGTCCAAGTCTTGCAGCAGCCGCTCGACGCATTTGTCCACCTGGCGCTTGTTGGGCTGGCCGCTCGGGAGAATGTCGGCATAGGCCGCGCACGGTGTCGCCATGACGATGTGCGCCACGAGGCGATTGAACACGAGCTTGCCGAGCGTGGTTTCGACCATCTCGATCTTGACGGTGCGGTCGATGCGAGCGGCCATGCCGCTATCGTGGGCGACGGCCGAGGTATCGACAGGTTCGTTGCTCGGGTCCACCGCGCCCCCGACAGAGCCGTAACGCTCCTCATAGAGGCCCTTGAACGTCTCGGCTGCGATTTCGTGGTGATGCTGCCGACGAGGCGGCCGGATGTAAGCCAGAGCGCCGATACGGGTAAGCGTGTTCTCCTCGGCCCATATCTTCACCGCGTCCATGCTCGCCGGCCGGGATTGGCGTAGCGCGGATTCAATCTCACGCTCCCATTGCGCCCGGCGCTCGCCTTCGGTCAGCAGCGGGTTGTCCACCTTTCGGCTTTCCCGCAGCATCAGTGCCTCACCGTTCATCTGCCGCCCCTTGCTCATATTGCCCCGATTTAGAGTGTTATGCTGTTGATTGTGTTTGCTTTTCTGGCGATGGAGCGGTATTCTTCTTCGCCAATCTGAACTCCCGTTCCCGCTCGGCTTCGCGAAGCCCCATTTGATGCTCAAGCGTGTAGAGATATTCGGGGTGACCGAGCACAGCCATTGTCGATGCGCGGACGACATTGACGGCATACCCTTCCCCATCGGAGGCAAACACCACGGCTTCGCCCTCCGACCCTTCAAGGGCCACATCAATGGCGGCTTTCAGTGCAAGAAGCGCCTCCCGGTTACCGCGAATGGTTGCAGGGGAATGCCAATAGTGCTGTCCGTAGATGTGAAGCCAAGCAACTCGGTTGATGTCGCTCATTCTGTCTCTCCGGTGTTGAGAGCGGCGCGGATTCTTGCCAATCTAGGCCAGCGTTTGCATGCGATCTGGTCGATGGTCGCGCGGCCGAACCAGATTGCGAAGCGCTCGCGCCACGTGAGCCAGTCGATGTGGCCAGCCCAATGCAGCATCGGCCCGTCAATGTGGTTCCACTGAACGCCAGGGCCATCGGTGACGGCGCTGCGCGGGACGCCAACGCCGCTCGCAACTTCAACCCATGGCTCTGCCACCATATCCCCGTCACTCATGGGGTTGGTCCTTTGGGGGTTCGGGAAGGGGCATCCAGTGGGTCACGAGGTCTTCGGCCCAATATCCCGCGTGATCGTTCTCGGGAGTGGCCCACACGAAGTCGCCGTGCTCGCCGCCGCGTCCGTTTGGCTCGACCTTTTTCACCACAAGAGTGCCGTGCTCGGGAGCCCAAGCAAGCACCCATTTCTGGTCAGGACAGCTATCGATCGTTCTCCACTCGTCCTTCACGGCTTTATCTCCGAATATCCCATGTTGCGCAGCATCGTGTCGTAGAGCGCGTTGGCTTCGTCGTTGTTCATATCAGGATGTTCGAGCATCATTTCTCCAACGACCCATGACCGGCGCTGTGCTGCGATTTCAGCGGGCGTCAGCGGTCCTCTCGCCTTCGCCTCGGCAAGCAGCCGGTCAAGCTCTGGGTTCGGGGGCATCGGCTTCATCATCACGGCTTTAGCCCTCCTGCATCTTGTTCGGCTCGCTCTTGCGCAACTAGCTCCCCGAGCACGGTCCCGATGATCGTGTGGGGCATCTCCACAATCTTGCCGAGACGGTTCATCTCCGACCGTCCCATGGCGTCGCTCAGTTCCTTGACCGACGCGCCATGCTGGAGCGCAATCGAGATCAGCGTTGCGACGTCCTTGCCCAAGAGCGCGGTCGCGAACTTCCGCTGCTGGTAGGGCACATCGACGAAGACCTCGGAAACAGTTGCGCCGGTGAACCCTACACTGATGGTCAAGTGCTGCTCGTCGCCCTGCGGCGTGATGTGCACGAGGTCGAGGGTAGATGCTTCTCTGCGGTTCGGGAGGCGGGTACGGGTCATGCCTATTCCTCTATCGGCTTGGCGTACTGGCGTGGGGTGTCGAGGGGACCGTTCATGGACGGCGTTCCAGCTTGTCCCACTCGTGGCGCGACATCACCGCTGGCGCGGCGCCTTTTACGCGGTACATCACCCATCCCTGCGCGCTCGTGATGTAGCGCAGCTCTTGCGTGATTGGCCCGGTCACGGTTTCGATCACGCGAAGGCGACGAAGCATTGGTTTTCCATCGCGAGGAATCGCCATCTCACACGTCCTCGTTCATCGCTTTCCAGTTTTGACGGAGTAGGATCGCCGCGAGTCGCATGTTCTCGGCAACGTCGGGCGGTTCGTCCTCGCTCGCCGCCTCGATCAGTGAAGTAGCTCTAGCCATGGCTGATCTGCCTGACCTGAAGCACTTTCCGTCGAAATGGCAAAAGCCGTCCTCGATGCAAAATCCGCCGACGTGCTCGCACTTGACGGCAGCGGCAGCGAACTTCTCGGGATCATCAGACTTAAGCCACGCTTCGGTCGCCATTTCACATCTCCTGCGCCCTGGTGCGGTTGAGGGTCATGCTGCGTCCGCCGTGTCTTCGGGATCGCCAACCTCGAAATATGGGTTGGCATCGAAGCGCTCGTTGGTCTTGGCAATGCGGCGGCGGTGACGCTCGACAGGATCGTCCAGTGACTTCGCGGCGAGGTTGGCGACGGTCTGGTCAATCATCGCCTTGACCCGAGCTCGGGACTCCGGCGTGCGCTCCACGTCGGGCGGCGGCAATGCCGGATGCAGGCGCTTGTCCCGCGCCTCGCGCTCGCAGCGGAGATTGTTCTGGCGCTTGCATTCGGCCCCGACGACGGCCGGCGGCGGCAGGAAGCCAGGATTGACGCCGGGCGCCACGCCCTTGATGAGCGCGACGACTGCGGCCTCAACGTCCTGAGCCGGATAATCGTCCACGGCGAGGAGGTAGCTGCGAAGCGCCTGTTCCGGGTCGGTCCAGTTACCCGGCGGATATCCGGAGAGGAGCCGATTGATGTCCGCCAATTTGCTGGTCGGTCCCTGCATTTGCCTGTTCCATTTCGTTGAGGAGACGTTTGCCTAAATCGAGAACCGTTACCTTGCCGGCCGGCGGCGGGCGCGGCGCGCGCTCCAGCGACTTGCGGACCCACACTCGCCACGTAGCGGGCCAATCGAGCTTGACGCCCCCAGCTCCCGGCTTGGCTCGCCAGAAGTCCACGAAGGACGCGGCGGCGCTCCGCGCTTGAGCCTCGGGCATCCCCTCCGATATCGCGAAACCGATATCGGGAACGAAGTCGGCGGGAAGGCGCGTTCCACGCGCCGCCTTCTTACTTTCTTCCTTCTGGGGGTTCTCTGAATTAGAGTTTCTATCTTCTGTGTGCGCGAGTTGTTGGCTAGCGTTTGCAGCCGTTGGCAAACGTTTGCTAACGTTATAACGGCGCTTCTCGTCCCACTTATGCCAGCGGTCGCGAGCCTTCGCTCTGCCCTGCTCGATCAGCTTTTCGGCCTCTGCCTTCGTCGCCGCTTCAACGGACGCGAGCATGTCAGCGACGGCTTCGGCCTGCTCATTCGAGAGCCCGATAGTCGCCAGCTTCAGCATCACGTTGGTAGGTATCGTCAAAGTCCGCCGCCCCTAGGTTAACAAATCACTAACGCTGTTCTACCCCGTACCTCTTAAGGTATCTTTAACCATCTTGTGCCTCGCCGAAGAAATGAGGCATTACCGCGTGGGTTGTGTTGATTGTGGGGGAAACTCACGCCAACACTTGCGCCATTTCTCGCGCAATCTCGCCGTTGCGAATCTCGATCCGGCTGATCACCCGAGCGTCACGGATGGCCGCTTGCTCGAATCCCGTTCCTTTGCCGACAGACCAATCGACGTGATGCTGGCAATAGGACTTGCCTTCGGCAGTCGGAGCGGCGCAGAACAGGAATGGGCTATCTTCGGTCACAGGCCACTTGCACATGCCGTCGCGGAGATCGATCAATGGCCGTGGCACCGTGCCAAGCAATGGCTCCCAGGCTTTGCCCTTCGGAGGCTCATGCTTGGGCAGTGGCGCAATGCGCTCGGCACGCGGACGCGGCGGTTTCTTCGGACGCGGCTTATGGTGCGAGCCTTCCTGGACCGGTCTGCGAGGTGTCGATGCACCCTTGCGCTTTACGAGCTGAAGTCGCGCCGCTTTGCCGAGCACTGCGCTCCTGCTCACCCCGAGCTTTGCCCCGATCTCAGATGCCGATAGGCCACGGTCGTTCCACAGCTCCGTCAGCGCTTTCACCAGTTCCGGCGTCCACACCCAAACAGGACGGCCGCTATTCTCGTGCCCCATTATGCTGCCCTCGCAATCGTCACCTCAACCGAGCCGCCCTTGACGGGAGAGCCCATTGCATAGGTGACTATGAACTTGGAATCGTCGGTGCCGAGCGCGTCGGCTATGCCGTCGGTCGCGGCCTTCATTGAGGCAATGAGGTTGTCGCGGTCCCTGCGGCGCTTATCTGGCGGGCAGAACGTCATGGTGAGGGACGCAGCCGGCCAGCGAGGTTTGACTGGACCAACAGCCTGGCGCGTGATCGTCCACGCGGCCAAGCGAGCGCTTTTCACCACAGCGGCTTTCGATGCCCAATGGACACGCGCGTTCGGAGACAGCGACGGCCCAGGGAACGGCAAGCTCAGCCGCAGTTCCCCCTCTCCCTCTATATGGTTGGGGTTGGACATCACGATGCCTCATCAAGGATGGAAAGCTGTTCTGCGGGCTTGGGAGGGGCGATGAACATCGACGGGGCACGGAGGGCGGTCTCGATGCGACGGCAGGCTATGTCGAAGTATTTCGGCGAAAGCTCGATGCCGGTGAACCGCCGCCCGAGTTTGACGGCCGCAACGCCAGTCGTCCCTACGCCCATGAAAGGGTCGATGGCCGATGCAGCGCCGCTGGTTTCGAGTGCATTGGTCGGAAGCTCCAGAGGGAAACTCGCCGGATGCTCGGGATCGACGCTAGGAAGCATCCGCCAAATGTCGCCAATCGCGCTTGCCGATTTGTGTCGCAACTCCCACTCAGGATGAGCGCACAGAACGATCCACTCGCTGACAGGCATGTAGGCGCCGGCCATGCAGTTGAAGCCCGAGCCGCGATCCCAGATGATCACCTGACGGACGGGCAAATGGACAATCGAAGTGGGCAGGCGCGCTTCCCGCTTAACGACGCGGGGCTTGTGGTTGTAGAATATGGCTCCGCTGGTGATGCGCCACAGTTCATCGAGGACGCGGCGCTGCCATGCAACATATTCAGGGTAGGGCATTGCGTCGTCATGCTCTCCATACCCTTCCCGAAGCTTTCGGTCGCCCCATTTGCTGCCGGCGTGACCAACGCGAAGGCCCCCCTTGTCCTCCATACCCTCGCCAAGGTTATACGGTGGCGACGTGACCGCGATCTCAACCGAGCCGGCACCGAGCGTCGGCAACACCTCAAGGCAGTCCCCGAGGTACAGCTCAACGCCTTCCGCCAATACCTCTTTGCGGATATGGTTGGGGTTGGACATGGTTAGGCTGCTCCTGCGAAAAGATCGGGCGCCACGCCCATGCAATGAGGCGATAGCCAGAGACGCTCGCGAGCGGCGTTCTCCCTGCCGCGTCCGTCGCCCTGCGAGCCGTACCCGCCTCGCGCCTTCCATTCGAAAGTCTGCCAACCACGAGCTTCGAGATCGTTGTGCTCACCGTCATAGCCAGCGAGAACGATCCGAACCGCCGGATTGTCTCCATTGGCGGCGCACCACTTGCGCACGTCCGTCGATACTGGCGACTCCATTGCATAGACGTCGGCGCGCTCGGCCTGCGCATACGGCGGGTCCAGAAAGATGCCGGTGATGCCGCCGCCAGCGTCGAGCACCGATGGCCCTGTGACGCGCGTCCAATCCCCGCAGGCGATGCGCACGTCACGCAGCCTATTCGACAGTTCATCGATCCATTCGGTGATGAATAGCTGGCGGTTGACGCCCCGCCCCTCGGACAAATGGGGAAGCTGGCGGTTGACGCCCTGGGCCGAGGACAAATGGGGAAGCTGGCGCGTGTCCGTCAGTACGCCATCGACAGATACCCATGGCCCCTTGCCGCTACACCAGCCCGACCCGATCCAATTGCAGGCACCCCACAGCCACCAGCCCGCTGCCTTGGCATCAAACCAGGCCGCATCGCCCATCAGGCGCTCTGTCATTCGTTCGCGCTGACCTACCAGCCACAAATGCCGCGCGTGGAGGTCGGCCTCGTTGCAAGGCCAGTCGGCGTATTCCGCCACTTCCTCCGGCGCAGCTTTGGTCGCCCGCCAGAAATTTGCCACCATGCCGTCTAGGTCGTTGATGGTCTCGAATTTTGGTGGGTGCGGTCGCTGCAGCAGAACTGCGCCGGAACCGAAGAACGGTTCTATGTAGTGCGCCACGTTTCCAAGCGCGCTCCACACCTGATCCGCCACTGACGACTTGCCTCCAAACCAAGGAAAGGGCGCGTCCAGTCCCGTCATCCCCTCCCCCTTCCCGCCATTTCAGCGAGGGTTGGCGCAGTCGATACGGAGTAGATCAGCGATGCTGTTGCCTCGATCTCGGCTATGGCCTGAGGCTTGCGAACAGGACCGCGTACCGCTCGCTCGAATGCGGGATTGAGCTTCACGACCTTCCCTGGCTTTGCCGGACGATAGGTCGGCACATAGCCATCGAGCAGATCGGCCATTGCGGATCGGACGGCCGCGAATTCGGGGGTCATGCTGCAATAGCCTCCGACTTGACTGCACTTCTGGCGATGCTGATGAGCAGGTCGCGGAAGGCCGGCGGCGTGGCATTGCGAATGCGCGTCTTGTCCTTGCCGCCGACCATGGCGACGACCCCGATGCGTCGGGCTTTCTCATAGCCGTAGCGGTCGATCATCCACTGAGGGATGCGCTGCTCGCCACGTCCCCAATGGAGCTCAGGAAGATCGACCCCGTACGCGTAGAGCCAGGTCGGCTTGCGCGAGGCGTGGCCGTAGAATCCCTGCTCGACATGGCAGGTCCAGCCGCCGGCCATATCGGCAGCGACCCATCCGCCATCAATCGGCGGCCGGTTGAGATCGAACGCCTGCCAGGCGCGGGAGTGAGCCGGATGCTCCAGCACACCACCCCAGGCTCGAACCGATTGAAGGGCCGCGGCGAAACAGCCGCCGTCAGCGCCGAGCTCGAACTGGTGCGGTTTGCGGGTCGATCCGTGCCAGAACCGGCCCCAGCGCTGGCACGGGGGGTGCGCCACGACCGGCCACGGCCCGGCATAGCTGCGGGCGTCCCGCGCCTCGTCCCACGGCTCTACGCCGTCGAGGCCGTAGTATGCCCCGCCGGTTTCGACGTAGAGCGCGGCAATTGTCGCGTGCTGCCCCAAGGTCTATTCCCCCATATGGCGCCCTTCAGCGCCGTGGTGTGCGTTAGTCAGTCAGTCGTCGTGTCGAGCTTCGCCGGGCTCATCTGCTCGGCGTGCCCCATGTAGAGCTTCGCGATACGGAGCCATCTGCGGGTCAAAGAACGCCTCATCGACATGGGCAAGTGCCGCCTCAAGGCGAGCAACACGCACCTGCAAAGCCATGAAAGCATCCCGGTTCTCCTCGTCCGCCGCCGCGGTTTTCTTGAGTGCGGTGATTGCGGCCATTTCATCGGCCCGCAGGCTCACGCCGCCCTCGTTCTGATAGATCGAGCGCACGCGCCGATGCCGCAGCCCAAGCACGTCCGCGAGGCGCGCAATGCGGCCCTTGTGGTTCATGGTCGGCCATCGGTGGCCGGCGTACTCGCGCAACATCGTCTGAGCTGACGCGCTCATTTCCTCACGCTCTCTGGAAGGGAATTCCAACATTTTGGGTTTCGGCCTCTCTACGTTGCTGGTCATCGAAACCAGCGACTTGAGAAAGGACGCTATGGTGACCTTCAAGCAGATCGGAACCCTGGCAGGCCAAGTTCTGTTGAAGGCTGAGCGCAGTGCCAGACGGCGCGCGCTGAGATTGAGCGGCGAGCCGATCAGTCGGGAGCAACCGACCGACTCGCCGGGTACCCTCACGGCACCAGTGCGCGAATCCGGGGAGGTAGCCGGAACGCGCAACGCGATGAAAAGCGCGGGGGACGAAACCCCCGCCAGTGTGACCTTGGAGGGCAAAAGCGGGGGTGGAGTTGAAACCCGCTCCAGCTTGCACGCGGTCAACGGCAAGATCGAACTGACAGGCATAGGCAGGCGCAGCGTTCCCCCGCCCTACGGAGTCTCCCCAGCTCCGGCGCTGCGTCTCCCTATGCCCGCTCACCGGATGTAACCTCCGTGCGCGATAGCCTCGCCTCCGGGGGCGATGGAGAGGATGGGGACAGACTTGGTGTTCGCTGGCAGGGAGCTACCCTGCGACAAAGCCGGCTCTGTCAGACCGTCGTCCGCCGGTTGCTCTTGCGAAGCGGGCGGTGTTTCGTCGTCGCTCTCACGCACGCGTGCGAGGGCGGACAGGTAAAGATCGAAATCAGTGCCGTCGTTCAGGCGCTTTTGCGCCTCGTCGTTGGTTTGGTGCTCGACGCGGTATTGCTCAGCGAACGCGGAGCGCAACGCCTTTGGGTTCAGACCCTCGGCCTTGGCCTCGGCAAACAGTTCCTTGAGGTCGTCGCTGATCTGCCGGCGCGTATCCTCGAACGGCTCCCAGCGGTCATAGAACCGGCGCACGATGTTGAGGTCGGAGGGCACCTGCCGGGTCACGGGGTTGACTCCCTCGCCAGCGAGCGTGCGAATGCCTGGTTCAGTTCATCAAGGGGGAGCGAATGTCCGACACCGAAACCACGCTGAAACACATGGTAATTGGCGGCGTTGAGCATGCCATCATTGAGCCCGCGCCCCTGCCGGTTCAATTCGCCGACGTCTACACCGAACTGCGCATCATTGACGGGGTGTTGCACCTCAGCCTGGGCACTGCCGTCGTAGACTATGGAACAGGCGGCGTACCTCAGATCAGAGTCGTTGCCCGGCTGCGTTTGCCGATGGGCACCGTCGCCAATATTCAAGCCGGGATTGAGCAAATCCAATCGCAGCTTGCGAAGGCTAAGGAGTCGGCGAACTAGATGCCAGCTGTTGCTGCCCCCGTGGTTCACGCGAACCTCGCGAATTCGCCGTACCACTCAACCGCTGCACGGCAGTAGGCGGCGTGCGCCTCTTGCTCGGTGTCGAAGTACCCCAGAGATTTTCTTTTGCTCCGAGCGCCGATTCTCGCCTCGAACCTGTCGCTCCGCGTGAGGCGCCTGACTCCCTTCAGGAGCACGCCTTCGTGGCGACGGTTCGCGCCATTAAGAGACCGATTTGCCGGGCGGAGATTTGACCAACGGTTATTAGAACGGTGCCCGTCTTTGTGGTCGATCAGTCCGGGCTGGACGCCAGTCATCAGATAGAAGGCGAGACGGTGCGCTCCGTAAGACTTGTAGCGAAAGCGACAATACACATAGCCGTCATCAGTCATGGTGCCGAGCGTCGCGCCAACCGGCACTCTCGGCGACCATTGCGTTTTGCAAGTCAGTATGCCCGTCTCGGGGTCGTACGCGACGAAGGCTGCTATGTCGGAAGGGATTGGATTAAGCTTCACGCGGCTTTCCTCCGACGCTTCTCCACTTCGCGCCGCGTGGCCATGTCCACGAAGTCATCGGTCGTGAAGAGGAAGCCGTTCTCTCGGCACACCTGAAGGAGCCGGGGCCAGTGGTCGGTCGCGACGGAGCTGCGATCCCGCATCTTCTTCGCGGCGAACTCGCCCAATTTCATCTTGTCGGCAAACGACTTGACGCCGCCGAGGGCTTCGATCAGGGTGCGAAATGTGTTCGGCTTTTCGATCATCTCGGTACCTTATGTACCGGATGTCGGGCTCATGTTCAAGTGCGAAACGTACCGCACGCACGGATACGGTCCGCGCCATGACAGAACCCGCCGACAGACTCAGGCAGTTGCGGACCAAGAAAGGATTCGCGACCGCGACAGCTGCGGCGAAGGCGTTCGGCTGGTCGGAGCACACCTATAAGAGCCACGAGAACGGCACGCGGGGGATTCGCCTAGACGCGGCCCGCAAGTATGCTCAAGCCTTTGGGAGCACGCCGGCCTACATTTTAGGCGTAGGCAACGGATCGGAGCCGAAGTCAGTTAACCAAGTCGTTAACGTCCCCGTGATCGCGCGTGTTAGCGCGGGAACCTTTCGCTACGATGAGCCTCAAGAATTTGAGGGGGTTCTGGTGCCAGCGGTCCCTAGGCCCGATGTCCCAGCCGCATTGCAGTATAGCGTCATAATCGACGGCCCCAGCGTTAACAAACGCATTCCTGAGGGCGCCTACGCTATCTGCGTGCCTTTCGACAGCTATCCCGGCGGCGCTCAGCACGGGCAGCTTGTGCATGTCGTTCGCGAGCGCGCCGGCCTGCACGAAAACACGATCAAAGAGCTGCGCTTCACCTCGACTGGCATGAAATTGATGCCCGTTTCGACCGATCCTAGGTACCAGGAAGAGGTCGCGCTAAGCACCGGAGAAGACGACGAAATCGTCAGGATCGCCGGTGTCGTCATAGGCAGCTTCATCCCCTTCTGACGCACAATTCGTACCGTGTGGTGCTTTTTGCACTTGCATGTCGGTACGTTTTGTACCATTCTCTCCCTGTCAGCCAGTAAGGCACCCTGATTTCAAGACGAGGCGAGAAATGACGGACGGCACGGAAGTCAGAGAGCGGGAGCAGACGCGCTTCCTCGTGACCTGGTGCGAGTGGGCCGCCGCTCTAGCAGCTGCCCACAAGGTGGCGATTGCCCAAGGGACGCCGATCCAGAAGTTCGGCGGGGAGCACCACGTTTCCGACTATGTGGACCTCGGCGCCTTCGAAGCAAGCATGACCCTGACGACATTCTCGGCGGCGGTGAAGTGGTGCGCCGAGGTCGCGGAGCGCGACACGTGGCATTGCCCGCGCATCTACCACCAACACCGCCGAGAACCGCACGACGAACTCGGTACATGGACCGAATGGGAAAGCGACAAGTGGTGGGAGTTCTTCGCGAACGAGCCGCCTCCGGTTTTCGCTGACGGCATGGATGTCGCCTAACCCCCAACGCCAGTAAGGCACCCTGATTTAGCGAGGATGAGAGAAATGAACATTGATCGGAAGCACTTTGCGGACCGGGCCCGCAATTTCGAGGCGCTGTCCAAGGCGTCGCTCGATGCGGGCGACCTCTACAACGCTCGGCTCTGCGCCGACTACGCGGCGCAGGAGTGGGCGATCATCGGCATTGCTCGCGATCCCGGCCCTGAGGCCGTCGATCCCTTCCCTGCCAAGCATGAGCCAGACTTCAGCCGCGTCTACGCGCAGGAACTCCCGGCCGCCTAGCCCCAACACCACACAGACATACCAACCCGAATACACTGTTCTAGATATGTGGGGATGAGAGAATGAACCATATCGCAGCACTCGACGCTTGGGAGAGGTCGCCGGTTTACGTTCCCTTCGCGAACCTCGTTCCAGCAGCAAAGGCACTGCATTTCAAGCGCCGTGAAGCCAAGGCCGAAGCGGAACTGGATGAAATGAGACACTCCGGCAAGCTGCTCTGGCCGGACTACCACGAGACCGTGAGCGAAGAATATCACGAAGCCCGTTCCAGCCGTAAGCGCATTGTTGATGCGTATGTGGGGGAACGGGGATTGAGGGGGAGTGAAGCAGCATGAGCGACGAGCGAGTAATTCTCACGCCTGATCAGGCAATCGGGCTTCTCCACGACGAAGGCGAGTACGTCCACAACTTCACCATGGGCCAAATCATGATCGGCGTCGATTACAGCCGGGACGCTGCGATCAAGGCTTTCCGTGAAGCTCACCAGATCGAGTTGGGCGGTCCCGGCACAATGCGTATGCGCCATCCCTTGGTGGTTTGGGACACGCCGCGTCACTGCACGGCTTTCGAGGCCGACATGTCGAAGGTCGAAGCCTTCGAAGCCGCCCTCACCAAATCCCAACAATCCGTCTCAGAACCGGGGGCGTGAATGGCCAAGGTAGTCGGCAAAGACGAAAGCGTGCTCAAGCGGGTGACCTGCCGTCACTGCGCATCCATCATTGAATACGAGCAGCGCGAGGTTAAGGCCGTGCACGGCACGGATTACGGTGGCGGCCCTGACGGCATGGAATGGGTTGACTGCCCGAACTGCGGCAAGCGCGCAGTCATTCGGAGTTGGTGACGTGACCACTCCCGCGCCCCATCCCCTCGCCAACGTCAAACCCGATCCTTGGATGTACGCGGGCGCAAAAGTAGCGCTCCAAGCCGTCCAAGCAGCCACGTCAAAGCTCACCGAACAGGAGATGAAGCGCAAATGAGCCCGCTTGCTCTTGCCCACACAACTGGCCCGGCTGCGATCCGCCGCATCGTCATGCGCGACGAGTACTTGGCGTTTGCCTCGCTGGCCCTGACGCAGCGGAAGCTTGCCCACAAGTACCGCGCCTGGATGGCAGAGGACGAAGCCAAGGGCGACCTCGCCAGCTATCGCAAGCACCGCTCGGAAGCGCGCCGATACTGGCGCAATGCGCTGTGGAATCTGTCCGTAGCAATGGACCGGAAGGCGGCAATGAATGGCTGATATCCTCGAAGTCCACACCGCTGTTCTACTCCGGGAAATCGACCGCCTCAAGGCAATCTATCCTGAGTTGAGCGAAGACCCTGAACTGCTCGCTGGAATGATAGAGGGCGAGACGAATTTCGACAGCGTGCTTGAGCGCGTTGTCACCGCCTTTCTCGACATGGTGTCGATGAAGGACGCCGTTGCGCTGCGCATGTCGGCCCTACGGGAGCGCGGTGAACGCTTCGACCGCAAGGCAGAGGCGTTGAAGTCCCTCGCCTACGCCATCATGCAGCACGCCGAAAAGACGATGGTGCGCCTGCCGGTGGCCACGCTCAGCATGGCAAAGGGCCGCGCCCGTGTCGTGATCGATGACTTGGACCAGATCCCCCAAGGTTACGTGAAGACCGAGCGCGTGCCGCTCAAGACCGAAATCCTCGCCACCCTCCAGGCCGAAGGCAACTTGCCCGGCGCACACTTGGAACAGGGCGAAGCAACGCTGTCTATCAGAACGAAATAGGAGCTACAAAATGCACCTTCCAAAGCCGTCGGAAGGCGGCGATTTCACACCGCCACCGGCCGGCGTCTTCCCAGCCATCTGCTACCGCTTCATTGACCTTGGGACGCAGCAATCGAGCTACCAAGGGCAGACGAAGCATCAGCACAAGGTCATGCTCTCGTGGGAGATAACAGACCCCGAGGAGCATATGGAAGACGGCAAGCCGTGGACCATCTCGCAGCGCTTCACGTGGTCGATGAGCGAAAAGGCCACCCTGCGCAAGACGCTCGAAAGCTGGCGCGGAAAGCCGTTCGAGGAATCCGATTTCGGCGAGGACGGCTTCGACACGAAGAACCTTATCGGCGCCCCTTGCCTGCTCTCGATCATGCGCGTCGAGAAAGAGGGCAAGACCTACGCCAACATCTCGGGCGTGACCAAGCTTCCCAAGCAGATGCCAGCAGGCCAGTTGACCAACGAGAAGGTCTATTTCTCGCTTGAGGACTTCGACGCTGGCGTTCTCGGCAAGCTGAGCGATGGCCTGCAAACCATCATCAAGGCGTCCCCCGAATATCAGGCAATCGGCAAGCCGTCTGACAATGGGTATCACGCCCCCGGCGCAGACCCCGGCTGGCAGCCCGAGCCGGGCTACGAAGACATCCCTTTCTGAGCGCAACCAACAGACTGGCGGCAGCCCCAATGCCGCCAGTCGGGAGCACCCCAATGCCGATCCTTGCAACCTACAGTGACATTAAGACGGTCAAGACCCGCTCCGTCTGTCAGGTCGTATTCGAGCTGCCGATCGAGCAGATGGCTGACGCTATCGCCATGCTTGGCGCCCCCGTCCCCGGCAATGAGGTTTGGGTTGGCATTGCGAGGATCGATCCCAACAAGGTCCAGAAGGACGAGCCGATCAAGCTGCCGGTCAGGAATGCGCAGATGGCGGGAATCCTCTGCGGTAATCCCGTGTTCCGTAAGTTCCTGTCGGAGCGTTCCGGCAAAGACGTACCGGACCCCGATGCTGCGGCGGCTGTTGTACGCCTCGCGTGCGCCGTGAAGAGCCGCGCCGATCTCGATACCGACAAACACGGCTCGCAGCTCTGGCGCGACCTCAAAGCCGATTTTGAGGGGTGGAAGATTCCGCAATGAACCAGCGCCAGCCGCGCATTGAGGAACCTGCTTATCTGGCTTTCGTCAGGAAGTTGCCCTGCCTCATCTGCCAGCGTCCCGGCTCCGATCCGGCTCACCTGCGGACGGCCGCTCGCCAGTACGGCAAGCGGCAGACCGGCATGGGCGAGAAACCGGACGACAAATGGGTATTGCCATTGTGCCGTCACCACCACGACGAGCAGCACTCACGCAACGAGCTCGCATGGTGGACGAGCTACGGCATCCCCGACCCATTCGCCGTCGCCATGGCGCTTTATGCAAGCTGGCCTGGTGCGAACCGCGAGAAGCGGGAACGGCGCAAGATATTCAAGGCGCGCGTTCGCAAGCCCAAGGCCGAGCACCGGCCGATCAACAGCAGAACAGAGATTCAGTCGCGCGGGTTCGAGCCAGGACACAGGCCGCTGCGCTCCCGAAACAATCTGCGGAAGGAACTGCCATGACCCTACATGAAGCCGGACTAGAAGCGGCGCTCCTGCCGTGCCCGTTCTGCAATTCGACAAACCTAATCCGCAGCGAAGGCGAACGCCGCGATGATGGTCTCGCTGGCGCACCTGCGTCGATCATCTGCATCGGGTGTGATGGCCGCATGTTTGGCTACGATCTGCAAAAAGCCGCTGCCGCATGGAACCGTCGCGCATCCCTTCCTGCACCACAAGGGCCAGCCCTAGCGCGATATGGTCAAGCTATAGACCAGTGGCTCCAATGCCTTGAGGGCGCGGGGACGTGGGACGCGCGGACCTTAGAGCGCGTGCGCATCTGCATCGGCCCCATCTTGGATGAGATGATTGCTTCTACGCCTGCGCCACAAGGGCCAGTCGCCCAAGTATCGGAGCCGGGGTTCGTGCTGGTGCCGGTCGAGCCGACTGAGGCGATGATGGAGGCATTGGCCGTCGAGGCGGAGCGTCAACACTTAGCGCTCGATGAGTTCTCCGACCCGATCTATCCCGCGAAACTCTACTCGGCCATGCTTGCCGCCGCCCCTCAGCCTACATCACCAGATACCGGGGCACAAGGAGCGGAGCCGGTGCAGCCGGTGGCGACAATCGAGATATTCGACGGGCGCAGCACGACGTATGTCGAGGAAGGGGCGTTCGCGCTGCCCGATGGCAAGTATTCGCTCTACCTCGCCCAGCCGCAGGCATCACGAGAGGCGATAATCGAGGAGTGCGCGAAGGCAGTCCAGACCGCACGCACAGCCGCAATCCACAGCGCTGATGTTTCCTATGTCGAGGGCGTTGCCGAAGGGCATCGTCGGTCGGAGAACGCTATCCGTGCCCTCCAAAGGAAGCAGACGCCATGAAGCTCGACCGAAACATCAACGCCGATGGGCGTGGCAAATATGCGCTGCTCAAGATGAGGGAGGTGGAGCGCTTCGCGACCGATGATCCGTTCTATCCAATCCAGAAGGACATTGCGGCGGCGATCAAACTACTTGAGGATGAAGGCATTCTCGACTGGGGTACCGCAGGGACCGAGCGCGAGTTCTTCGTCATCCGCCTCAAGGACCGGTACGCTGGCGCGGCACTCGCTGCCTACGCCGCGAGCATCCGGGAAGCCGACCCTGAGTTTGCCGCTGAGGTCGATGACCTAGTAGCCCGTGCCGGCCCGCGCAGCGCCTTCTGCAAGGAGCCGGATTAACGCCATGATCACCGAACATGAGAAGCTGATCGAGCGGCTGCGGGCTGCCGGCTCGGCGCTGCGAGTGGACATGCCCTACACTGCGGGTTTGGCGAGCGAAGCCGCTGACGCGCTCGCCGCCCTCAAGCATCAGGGGGCGGAGACGTGAGCGACCTTGCTGGGTTAATCGAACTCGTCGAGAAAGCAGAGGACGAACTTGTCCCTGAAAACGCCCTCCGCATCCTTGCTATGGGTCAGGGCAAGTTCGTTTGCACCTATCTGCCACACCGCGGCGACGATGGCAGCGACGAATATACGATGCTCGTGGACCAGAAGAACGGTCGCGTCAGGGTACATGTGCCTGAGCGCGATCTACCGGATCGCTCCACCGACGCGGCGGTGGCGCTGCTGGAGCGCGTGTTGCCAAGCTGGTACTGGCGCGTGGGCAAGATGACCGCTCCACATTGGGATCGTGAGCGCGGTATCTATCGGCCGTTTTGGGCTCACATCCAGCGTACACATGCCGATCACTGCGACCGCGAGGACGAAGCGACAGGCTACGCTCAGACGGCGCCGCTGGCCATCCTGTTGGCGCTGCTGAAGGCCATACAGATGAGGCAGCCCGCATGACCTCACCCAAAGCTCAGTTTCAGCGCAATAGCTCCATACCTGGCTTCGAGCTGTTCCACTTGTGCAGCGACAGTCGGATCATCCGCTTTCAACTGCCGCAGGACAGCCAATTCCTCTCGTATGAGCCGCATGGTGTCAGCGAACCGTCCGCCCGGCGGTACGTGTTCCCATCCGGTTACGACGTGGAGGGACAGGGCAAGTCGGGCATTGGGGTTCATGCGTGGGAGATTTGCCCGTGACAGACGAGGAGTTGCTGCATATCGCTTCCGAGTTCCGCGACGGCATTCTAGACGGCGACAGTTCGGCTTGGAAGTGCTATATGGTCAGTGCGCCGCTTCAAGGCTATCTGGCGTTCGCCGGAGGGCCGGAAACCGAGTTGGTCGAGACCGACCTCGGGCACATGAACCATATCTGGCTTCGCCTCCCAGATGGCCGCGCTCTGGACCCGACCGCCGACCAGTTCAACGCCCTTTTCCCAGACATGAACCTGCCGCCGGTCTATCTCGGGCCACCGCTCGCAATCCACGGTGCCACTGGGGAGATTTGCGCATGAGCGAGCAGGAGAGCAAGCCCGACGATATTCCCGAGGACGTGTGGGCCACGGCACGTGCGTCAGCCTTTGGCGAAACCGGCGATATGGAGACCGACATCAACATCCTGGTCGCCCGCGCCATTCTAGCGGAGCGGGAGCGATGCGTGAAGATTGCGGACGCCTTCCCTATGGTCGTCCATCACCCAGCAGGCCCCGCTTACGGAGCGGGCTTTGCGGCAGCCGTTCAACAAATGCGAATTGCCATTCTCGCCACCCCTCCCGCTCACGGGGAGCGTCGTCAATGACGGGGCTGCCGCTGCGCAAATTTTCGGTCGCTGAGGTGGCAGAGCATTTCGGCGTGTCCGAACGGCACTTGAGCGAAGTCGCGCGAGGGAACAACCTATGCGGTCGGGCTGGCCGCAGCCTGTACTTTACCGAGGCCGATATAGAGGCGTTAGATAGGCTATGGCACGGCTCCATCTCTACAGGCGAGGACGAGTCTGGTGGGTCGATGGTCGGCTCAATGGAGAGCGCGTCCGCGAGAGCACGCGTGAGACTGAACGAGACGACGCGGAAGCCTATGCGCTCCGGAGAGAAACAGGCGCGCGCAAAGAGGCGGAATTTGGACCGGAAGCGGTCCTCACGTTCGGAAGTGCAGCGGGGTTCTATCTCGACGCCGGAAAGTCAGACCGTTACCTGACGCCGATATTCAACAAGTGGGAAAAGCGGCTAGTTCGCGACATCAAGCCGGGGCACGTTCAGGACTTAGCCCGGCAACTCTATCCGAACGCCGGTCCCGCCACGAGGAACAGACAGGTGATTGCGCCAGTGCAAGCCGTCATCAACCATAGTGCCAAGCGCGGCCTGTGCGCTCCAATACGGATCGAGCGTTTCTTTGTGCCGAAGCACCAGCCAGCGGTTGCCACGATGGACTGGCTTAACCGTTTCATGGACGCGGCCTCGCCGCACCTTGCCGCGCTCGCCTGCTTCATGGCGATGACCGGCGCCCGTGTCAGCGAGGCCATCCGGTTGGATTGGGAGGATGTGGACCTCGGAGCCCGCATAGCGTTGCTGCGGAAGACAAAGAACGGTGACCCTCGCAAGACGACGCTTCCGAAGGTCCTGGTGGCACGCTTGGCCGTCCTGTCGGAGCGCAAGGGACTGGTCTTCCGATATGCCAGCCGGTGGAGCTTCCAAACGCCTTGGGAGAATGCCGAGAAGCGGGCCGGGATTCCACACATCAAACCGCACGACGCGGGCCGACGCCTGTTCGCCACCAGCATGGTTCAAGCTGGCGTTGACCCTGTGACAGTCGCGAAAGCGGGCGGCTGGAAAAGCGTCAGGATGGTTGTCGAGGTGTACGCGCAACCCGCTGACACGCGCGAGGCCGTTGACCGGGTGTTTGGTACAGAACGGACACAAACGAAACGGCCAAGGCCGAAAAAGATTGATGATTCAAATGCGTAGTGGTAAAACTCTCCCCATTAGCAGGGGCGTGCCTTCGACCACTCGGCCACCTCTCCGCGCGGGTCGCTGATACATGGAAAGAGCCGGAACGCAAAGCCTTTTCGGGGATCGGATGCCGCTAAAGAGCGGTGTCGATTTTTGCGGTCGTTTGCAGTCTGTGTGCGTGAACACGTCGCGAACGTTGGTACATTTTGGGCACAGGGCTGTTCTCTGTGCGTTCATGGAGACAGAGGAATGAGCGAGCAGAGAGTCGGACGCTATAAGGAATGCCGAGAAATCCTTCACCGCTTCTATCCGGGCGGTGATTGGCCGCAGGGTTTGTTGCCCGAGTTGTGGAAGGCCATCGGCCGGGCTGAGTTGCGCGGTTTTGACGAATGTTTGGCGTACTTCGATGGGCGCAAGGTCGTCCCGCCTGAGCTGGCCGAGCATGGGACTGAGGTTCCGCAATGAGCCACTATGGAGTTGATGACTACAGCAAGGAACTCGCGGCCGACAAGGAAGCGGCTCCGAACCGTAAGCCTGGATTTTATTGGGTCGGCTGGGGTCAAGGCTACCAGATTGGCCGCTATGAGATGCGTCAATGGTGGCTATGTGGCCACGGCGTGCCGACCGACGACCAACAGTCGTTCGATGTTGTCGGGCCGCTAAATCCTATGGATAGCGGCCTTCCCGCATCACTTACGGGCGGCTTGTTACCCGGGGTTTCGTCTCATCAAGCGCCCGTAGCGGCGGAGCCTCAATCTCTGACCAAAGCCTTGTTCGGCTTCGACCTATTCTAGCCTAACTGCTCCAAGCACACCCGACCAACTCCGGCCCGAGTAAGCCCAATACGGGATGCCGCAGCGCGGGAAAGGTCGATGGAGCGGCCTCGGATGTAGGGGCCGCGGTCGTTGATGCGGACTTGTACGGATTGTCCGTTTTGTACGTTTCGTACAATCACGCGGGAGCCGAGCGGGAGGGTGAGAGACGCGGCGGTCATGTCCGCGCCTGTAAAGCGCTCGCCACTGGCGGTGACGCATGGGCGGTGCGGTTTGCAGGATTCGAGGCCATAAAAACTCGCCGTGACCATCTGGCAAGCAAACCCATTCACCGTCATCAGCACGAATATGGAGACAGCCAGAACGAACGCGCCGGCGGTTGTATAGGCGGCGAGCAGCAGGTGCCGGATCATGGCCGCATCTGCCACAGGTCAGGCCAGTCAGGCGCATAGCCATGGATGATCGGCGCGCTCAGGAATATCAGCGCCCACCCCAATAGGATCAGGAGCAGCCAGAGCCGGTTGTGTGTCCTCATTCCTCGCCCTCGTCACGGGATCGGCGGAAGACCATGTTCAGGAGCGTTTTGGGATTGCCGGCGGTGCTCAGGATCGCCCGGAGAATGCCGTCAGCGGTGAGCGCCAGGAGCGCGCCCATGGGGACGCGATAGATCGCCGGATTGAGGTGGAGATAGTCCACCACGGCATCGGTGAATATCCATGCAAAGACGAGCGACACCGCGATTTGCAGGATGGCTCGGGCAATGGAGTGAAAGGGCGACGTGACCACGCGGAGCAGCGCAGCGCCGACAAGGGCGACCCAAAATGTCCAGTCGTTATTCAATTGGCAGGCCCTCGGTAACTATTCAGCGTCAGGATGGGCATTAGGTTCGGGCTCCTCTCAGTAGGGAGTTTCGGACTAGGGCTGCCCATGTGTTGGTAGCGCATGGGTAGCCCGCTCTTGACGCTTGT